AAGGAGGCTTACACGGGAGGGAAGCGGAAAGGACACCGCGCCCGTGGACTCATCTTCACATCGCACTGCCCAGAAGTGTTCGGACTCCCAATCCGAATACAGAGCCAGGCAGTCCTGAAGAGTCCACAGGGCAAGCGGGTGTCCCGCAGGCCACTTACGAGCGAGAGCAAGGGAACGTCGAAAGAGAGCACGCGACAGTGTCATGCATTTCAATGTCATAGATCTAGTAGCATATGGGCCAGAGGCCAATATTTCAGCATGATCAAGCAAAGTCACGCTCTCATCAACGACGTCGGCGAGGGGCTTTCTCACAGCGACCCCACCTTCAGGCACACGCGAGACATCGAGACCCATCTTTCCCGATTCCAGCGCGCCCTGAAGGCGAGTTCGCACTATCTTCTCAGCAATTGCGCGGCGAGCATTTACACTCGTTGCCCAAACGCGCGACAATTGTCTTATATCAGCTGCAGAAGACAGATCCGTCAGCATAACAGCAAGTCCTTTTCTATACCGGACGCTGGCCGACGTGAGACCGATAGGCAAAGCACCATCGGAAAACAGCCCCGCGCCACCGAGCTGGCGAGGGATATCGGGTATGACGCCTCGTACACGAAGCCAAGCTCCTATCTTAGGATAGGCGCCATACACAGCAGCAAGAGCAGTAGGACGCAAGAACTTATTATCGTCAAATCGAAATGTGTCAACAAACTGCCCTGCTGTCGACCAGAAGGGGACATCCACAGGTTGATTTTCATCTTTAGAAGATACCGCACCACGGAGAGGTACTGCCGTGGCGAACCTTTGGAAGCCCCAACGGGTCCCGATTCCCGGGAAGTGCTCGAGCAACAACATAGGCCGAGCACCCCTACGCAGTTCACCGGCAAGACAAAAGTCGGTCTGAGATCTATAAAATACAACCTCGGCGAAAACGCCACCCGAGGCCGACCGAATATGCTTACCGGAACTAGAGAACTGCGCGCCACACAAGGACGCCAAGCTCTCGTAGTGGGAAGTCACGGGGGGAGGAAGACTAGCACACAGATCATCTCCACAAATGGAGAAGGGCCAGCAGTAAGGACCATAGCCTGTCGCTTTGGATGCACTCGTCACCCAAAAGATATGAATCAAATTCAACATAGGCCAGGTCAATGGGAGCCCCATCGGAGATCCGCACAACGATGGCAAGATCAAACCATCCGGATAGCGGACTATATGGGGACCGAACTGCGCACGGCCGAGCCACCTCACATGCTCAGGCCATTTAGCCCCGTCGCACAGCCCCTCCCATCCCGAAAGGAAAAGGGACTGCGCG